CTAATACCCTGCCCCCTGACAAATTTTCACCATCACTCCCACCCCCTCACCAGGGCTCCCGGGCAGATTCCAAGGAATGTTTGCCCACGTCAGAGGGCTGTGATCCAAATCACACCACCTCTGGCCTTGCATAGGGGTCTGATGCAAGCCTCCTTACCTAATAGAAGCCTTTTTACTCCTAGAGCCCCTTCGACCCCCCTGGGAGAAGGGGCGGGGGGCCTCAGGGGCTCAGCTCCGGGAGCACCCCCTACGGGTGCTCCCTTAGAGCCCCTCATCACGGCGCCCGGTATCGGGCTGCCGTGGGTGTGTCTCGCTCCCAACCCCCTCCCCGCCGTCCCGACGTGGGGCGTCGAGCCGGACGGGTGGGTTGAGGCTCGACACTAGGAGGCTTTGTTATGGCTCAGTACAAGAAGCGGGACAATAAGCCTGCCGAGGTGATCCGCACGCAGCTCGAGGAGCTGCTCCGGCAGGGCTCGAACATCACTGAGGCCCTCCAGATCGTCGGCAGGTCAAGGTCCTGGTACGAGGGTCAGCGTCGCGGGGACCGCGACTGGGCGAACAAGATCGACGCAATCCGAAATGTCGTATCGAACCCGGATCTGCGGCAGATGCAGGTGGGGGAGTTCGCGGAGTTCTGCCAGGAGTACCTGGGCCGCAAGATCTGGCCCCACCAGCAGAACATGATTGATGTCCTGGAGGGGCGTGAGCCTGCCTGGCTACACCCCTCGATGATCTATGAACCCGGATCCCGCGGATCCAAGCGTGTTCTCATCAATATCCCCCCGAACCACGCGAAGTCGATGACGATCACCATCGAGTACGTCACCTATCGCCTGGCCAAGAACCCCAATCTCAAGGTCATGGTGGTCTCCAAGACCCAAGACCAGGCCAAGAAGTTCCTCTACGCGATCAAGCAGCGCATGACCCACCCCAGGTATGCGAAGTTTCAGCTCGCCTTCGGGCCCCCGGAGGGGTGGCGCGCGGCGTCTGACCAGTGGTCAGCCACCAAGGTGTATCTGGGCGGGGAAGCTCAGGACGGATCCAAGGACCCCAGCGTCGAAGCTGTCGGAATGGGTGGCCAGATCTATGGAAACCGCGCCGACCTCATCATCCTCGACGACACGGTGACCCTGGCGAACGCTGGACAGTGGGAATCGCAGATGGACTGGATCCGCCAGGAAGTCGCTTCCCGTCTGTCGGACGGTCAGCTCCTGGTGGTGGGCACCCGCGTGGCCCCGATGGATCTGTACCGGGAGCTGCGCAACTCCGACCACTACGCCGATGGGGTAGTGCCCTGGTCCTACCTGGCGATGCCCGCGGTGCTCAACTACGCCGACACCGAGGAAGACTGGGAGACGCTGTGGCCCGTCACCGACGAGCCCATGTCCGAAGCGGACGAACCTGTCAGTGAAGGGGTCTACCCCCGCTGGACGGGTAAGCGGCTGGCTCAGGTGCGCAACGAGGTGGGTGCGACCAAGTGGAGCTTGATCTACCAGCAGCAAGATGTCGAGGAGAACGCCACCTTCGATGCGGTGGCGGTGCGCGGGTGCATCAATGGACGCAGAACCCCAGCCCCGCTGAACCCGAACCTGGCAGCTCACCCCGATAACGTCGACGGCTTCTACACGATCTGCGCCATGGACCCGGCAATCGCCGGCGACTGTGCGGCAGTTGCGTTGAGTGTGGACCGTCAGACAGGCAAGCGGTGGGTCCTGGACATGCGCGTCATCTCCAGTCCCACCCCGATGCAGATTCGCGAGCTGATCTCGGAAATGACCGAGGTGTACCAGCCCAGTGAGTGGGTCATCGAGGAGAACGCCTTTCAGGGGTACCTGTCACAGGACGAGATCCTGCGCCAGTACCTGGCCAACAAGGGCATTGTCCTCAGGCCGCACCACACAGGCTCCAACAAGATGGATCCTGACTTTGGTGTCGCCTCGATGTCCGGATTGTTCGGCACTGTCGCGCAAGATCCTAAGACGGGACTGCGTCAGCACCAAAAGGACAACCTGATCGAATTGCCGACTGCGACCGCACCGGGGGTGCGGCTACTCGTGGAGCAGTTGGTGTCGTGGTCTCCGGCTGTGAAGACCAAGCATCGCAAGCAGGACACCGTCATGGCGCTGTGGTTCGCGGAACTGTCGGCGCGGCGCGTGCTCTCCAGTGCTCGCAAGCACCAAACCTGGCACATGCCCAACAAGATGCTGTCCGATCGGGACAAGTCCCGGCAGATGGTGGTCAATCTCGACGAATGGGCTGAAAGCCAGTCCGTCTACCTTTAGGAGTGACATTGGCTGAGTTCGCCAAGGACATCTCCGCTCGCTTTGACGTGCTCAAGCGTAAGAACGCTGACCGTGACAAGCGCATGCGGGACATTCTGGCGGTGCGCTCTGGGCACTCCGAGCTCGTATTCGACGGTTTGTTCCCGTCCGAGTGGCCTAAGCCCATCGTGGCCAACTTCATTGACGTTGTCGCCTCCGATACCGCCGAGATGGTGGGCGTTATGCCGACCCTTACGGCTGCGGGTGACTCGATCCTCGATGAGTCCAAGCGTTCGCGTGCTGATCGCCTCACCAAGATCGCGAACTACTACCCCTACGCCTCCCGCTTCGGCTCACGCCTGCTGGTCGGCGCCGATCGGTTCAACACCTACGGCTTTCTCCCGCTGCGCATCGAAGCGAACTACGACGAGATGCGACCCCACATTCACGTTGATGACCCGATGGGCGCCTACGTGGACTTCGACCGATGGGGGAGCGTGATTGCCTATGGCAAGCGCTGGACCAAGAAAGTCTCGGATCTGGCTGCCTTGTTCCCCGAGTACGCGGACAAGCTGGACCCGTACAAGACCCGACGCTCTAGCGAAGCCACCATCGAGGTTGTCAAGTGGTGGGACGCCGATCGTTGCGTGCTGTTCGTACCGGAGCGCGATGCACTGGTCCTCGCGCAATACGCGAACCCGATCAAGCGCGTACCTGTTGCTGTGGCAGTCCGCCCCAGCATTGATGACCAGATGCGAGGCGCTTTCGACGACGTTCTTTGGGTTTATGCAGCGAAGGCCAAGCTGGCCATGCTCAGCCTGGAGGCGGTTCAGAAGGCAGTTGAAGCGCCGATTGCGCTTCCCGCAGACGTTCAGGAGATGGCATTTGGGCCCGACTCGATTATCCGTAGCCAAAATCCTCAGCAAATCCGCAGGGTTCCCCTCGAGCTCCCGCAGTCGGCGCTCATTGAGGGACGAGTTCTGGATGAGGAACTTCGACTTGGTACGCGATTCCCAGAAGCCCGTGCAGGCAATTTGGACGCATCCATTGTCACAGGCCGTGGCGTCCAAGCTCTCATGGGCGGCTTCGACGCTCGCATCAAGACTGCCCAAGCCGTTCTAGGCGAGGCGATCGCTGACGCGATCAGCATGTGCCTGGAGATGGATGAGGCCCTGTGGCCCGACCAGCCCAAGATTGTGCAGTCCGCACACAACGGCACACCGTACGAGCTCAAGTACACCCCGCAGCGTGACATCAAGGGCAACTACAACGTCGCCTACGAGTACGGGATCATGGCGGGACTCGACCCCAATCGTGCCCTCGTGTGGTCACTCCAGGCCCTTGGCGCGGGCCTGACATCCAAGAGTTTCGTCCGTCGCAATCTGCCCGTGAGCATGAATGTGGCGGAAGAAGAAAAGGTCATTGATGTCGAGAGGTTGCGTGACGCACTTCTCGCCTCAGTGCAGGGCTACGCCCAGGCCATCCCTTCGATGGCGGCGAGCGGCCAGAACCCTGGCCAAGTCGTTGATGTGCTTGCCGCTCTAGTGGATGCGCGCAAGAAGGGCGTGCCCATTGAGGAGGCTGTCAAGTCAGCCTTCGCTCCGCCCCCGCCAAGTCCGGCTGACAGCCCCGAGCCCATGGCACCCGAGATGGGTGCCGCCCCAGATCAGATGGCTCCGAGTGGCCCCCCGGACTTGGGGGCGGGGCCTCAAGCGCCCCCAGCCATGCAGCAGTTGCTGGCTGGGTTGTCAGAGTCCGGCAGGCCGCAGATGGCAAGTCGGGTGGTCCGGCAGGTTCCTGCCGCTCAATAAGGAGAAATACATGGCACTTCAGGCATCCCAGGGCGGCGTCAAGAAGACGAACCCGCACCCCCCGTTCCCGCCGTCCGCGCCGACTGGCAAGGGCCCTGGCATGAACGACCGCATCAAGGGAACCAAGCCTCCCCAGGCTGGCGCCAATAGCAAGCTCCCGAAGTTCTCGAAGGGCTCGGGTAAGTGAAGTCTCAGGCCGCTCGCGGTAGCAACGCGAGCAGCTATCGCAAGATGTACAAGGCGGCTGGTTCCTCGAATCCCCTCCGCAAGCTTGCGAAAGCGGCCAAGAAGGCTACCCCCAAGAGCGGCACTGGCCGGGGTCATGCTGGCCCCGGAGTCGCTGCGAACAAGCCAAAGAAGCGGAGAAAGTAATGAAGGCTCAGGCAGGTAAAACTGGTAAAGGTTCTAGTGGCCGTAAGTTCAGCGAGCTTCCCGCACGCATTACTTACAAGCCGAAGAAGAAGACCAGCGCCAAGATTACTTACAAGCCCAAGAAGAAGGCTCGCTAATGCCTGCGGCTAAGGGAAGTTCAACTGGTCGCGTCGGTAGTGGCCGCGCATATGGGACAGGACGTAAAGGTTTTCCCACTCGCGGAGCCGTTCCTCGCAACAGCGGAGGCTCAGGTCGAGGATCGTCACAGTCCGCAATCCGCGGCAAAAGCGTGGTGAAGGCCGTGGACAAGGCGTACCCCGTGTCAAACAAGATGGTGTCCAATAAGGCCAAGAGCATTGCCGCTAAGGCAGCCAAGAAGGCTGGGGCTGAGGGTCCAAAGCGGTCGGCACCCGTGAAGAAGCGTGGTCGCTGAATGTGTAACTGGTGTGGATGCCAAGCCAAGGTCGGTAACGGCTACGGCGGTCGGAAGATGCCTGACACGGAGAAGCAGCATGAGCGCACTGAGTCGCAGGTTGAGCAGATTTTCGAGTACGGCAAGGTGAAGAACAAGAAGGCACCGAAGTCGTAATGGCCGCTAAGAAGGATTCACGTCTGACTCGTGCTGGTGTTTCCGGCTATAACAAGCCGAAGCGCACACCTAAACATCCCACGAAGTCGCATGTCGTTGTGGCTAAGGAAGGTTCGCAGATCAAGACGATTCGCTTTGGTCAGCAGGGTGTGACGGGTGACAGGCAGCCTACGAAACGTCAGGCTTCCTTCAAG